AGAAGTCGTTATTTGGATTGCGCCAGAAGTTGAATTACATCTATTAGCTGCAAGAGTCGCTGAAAGTGACCCGCTTCCGTTACTTGCATATATATTCATATTACTTAAAGCGGCTGTAGGTGTTGATCGCATAGTTGCCGGGAACTGGCCAAGAAAAACCGAGCTAGTTGTAGTTGCTTCGCTATCTCCAACCCATGTGCAAGTATTAGCCGCTGAGAGAAGTAGATAGTACCTTTGACACAGCGCCAACTCAGTGCCGTAAAGACGGTTCTCAAACGGTGTGGCCGTAGCGCCTTTTTCTAGCTGGACTCCGGTGATGTAGAAGGTTGCGCCGTTTGTGCCTACGACTGATTGACCGCCTGAAGCAACATCGTAGTTTCCAGCAGACCATGACCCCGCAGTTTGCGTATATGTTGAGCCAACGCCTAAACCAAACTCTAATCTTATACCCACGCCATTATTTGTGGCCCATGTTCCTGTTGTGTCACCAGCTATCGTTACGGTTTTTTGTTCCCAAGTGTTTGCTGAACTTATTGTGTAGTTAAACCCATAAGAACGATTTGCGTTAGCATTTCGCAAGCCACCAGCAAAAGTTCCTGTCAGACTGGATCTGACCCAAAATGAAATAACTATTGATTGTGCAGAAGCCGTACCCCAAGCCAAATCAGTTATGTTAAACCCTTCTACTAATTGACCAACCCAAAAATAATCTGTTGACGTTATGGAGTATGCGGATGTTGATGTTACGCCAAGATAATTAGTAAACCCTACGGGCGGAGTAACTGACCCAGCATTTTGCTGAACTGTGTATTTTCCTGTCTGAGAATTATTTGCTAACCATCTGTCTAACGTGTAGCTTCCATTGGGAGTCACACTCGCCCCAGCATTCCGCTGGTCAATCATCATCGCGCCGTTGATGATCTTGTTTCGCATCCCGGCAAGCTGAGTGCTTGTAGGACCGGAGGTTGCTTCGACGGTGTTGCTTCCTGATGCGACTAGGGTTTTGTTGGTGAGGGTTTGCGTTGAAGTCGTATCCAGTAGCGTAGAAGTAGCTGCCGGGAGCGTAAGCGTCAAATTCGACGCAGTAGATGGCGTGGTCAGAGTAACCGAACCACCACCGGAGGAGTTAAGTTTTAGATCGGCCATGTTACTTTGCTCCTTCTAAGGCTTCGAGCCGAGCGGTGAGTTCTTGGATGGCTTTCATGACTAAGCTACCGTGCTAGTTAAAGATTGGATTGACCAACTACCAAACGCAGTAGCGGCGGAGCTACCAGTCTTAAAGGTTATTACATGACTTGCGGCGGATTTTGATATTCCTAGCTGATTGGCTGTGGGTGAAGCGGAAGCTACAATGTTTGTTGTTGTTCCTACAATAGTGATAGTTGTTGTTAAATAATTGGTCACAACTAAGCAAGCATCACCTGATGCTAAAGCTACGGAAAACACTTTTGCGCTGCTGTTAAAAGTGAGATTGTATGTTTGGCTATTAACGGTTGTTGTAGAACTATTACCGTAGATTGCGCTTACGCTTACCCCAGCAGAAGTTGTAGTCGGTCCAATTACTATTGAGCTTCCGTTCGATCCTCCAGCGTTGGTATTCCCAACCAGTAAATTACCACCCGCATCCAGCGTCATGGCTTGAGTAAAGCTGATCGCGGCTCCGGCTGTTCCTGAAGGCCCAATGTGCCAATAATGCGCGCCGTCGTATTGATCGTATCTTGAAACTCTTGATCCCGTTGTCGCTTTGTATTTCCAACCGCTATTGTAATAAGCATTCTGCGCCAATACCGCAGTCACACCGCTTTGGTCTATAACACCAGTAACAGTGCCGATATCAATAGCCTTAAATCCACTTCCCCAAGCACTCGGCGTAACCCCAAGGCCCAGATTTCCTGACGCATCAAGGCGTAGCCGTTCAGTGCTGTTCGTAGCCCAAGCAAGCGTATTCGTCGTCGGTAGGTACATCCCATTCGCAGGGACCGTGGAACCGGAAGGCTCAAAGTCTGGAGAAATAATTCCAGTATCGCCATTTAGCGTTATAGCCATTACACCACCACCCAAACTGATCCAGAAGATACGGTTACCGTCACACCCGAAGAGACCGTAATCGGTCCTGCACTTGAAGCATTATCGCCCGAAGCAATCGTACAATTCTCAGAGACCGTTGCGCTGTTCACAAAAAGCCCGTTGCCAGACCTGAAGGTCGTGGATTGGAACTGCCCGGTTGAGGGTAGGTACAGAAGTCTTGCATTGCTCGTGTAGATCGTCTCTGCCGTGCCCGAAGTGGCTGCAGCAAAAGTGGGATAGAGATTCCCAACAGAGGTCGTATCGTTAGAGAGCGCCGCGCCACCAATGGATTTCCACGAAGGACTTGCGCCTGAGTAACCTTCAAACTGATTCGTCGTTGAGTTGTACCGGATCATGCCGGTAGCGGGTGACCCCGGCTGTTGCCCCGTAGTGCCCTTGGAAATCAGCACCGCCCCGGTCGAAGTGAACGAGGAATCCGAAGACGCAGTCAGCGTCGTGAAAGCACCCGTAGAAGCCGAAGAAGCACCAATCGGTGTGGAGTTAACCGAAGACGCCGTGATCGTCTTGTTGGACACGTTCTGCGTGTCCGTGGTGCCCAGAATATCCCCAGTCGGTGACGCCTTGGAAGTTGTCCAAGCGGTACCCGTAGAAACAGGAATCCCCGCACCGGGGTAGACCATCTCATTGATCGCGTCCCACGAAGGCACGCTTCCGCTCGTCGTCAGGTATTTGCCTGAGTTCCCCGTTTGATCCGGCAGAAGGTACGTATAAGGCGCGGTACAGAAGATCCGCTTGGCCCCCGCAGCAAATGAAACCAACGCATTCGCGTTGGAAGACTGGAAGACCGTGCGCGTGAGCGTACCAGTACCTACGGTACCCGTACCAATTTCCCAGTTGCCCGCACCATCGTCTGCGACATACCAGACGATATCACTATTGATGAACGTCGAGTTGAACGTGACGTACCCGGTAACCGCTCCATTGAGCGTAAAGGTGCCCGTACCAACAGTGGTAGTAGTCTCTTGGACTCGATCACCGAGTAACGCCATGTCCTAGCCCTCTTAGCTAAGGATAATAACCGCGGTCGAAGACGTATTCGCGGGGAACGTGATCGTGAAGTTGCCGTTGGTTGAACTGTAAGTCGCTCCAAAGCTCAGGACCGCTACCGCCGCGTTGTTCCTAGACGAATTATAGATCAAAGCCCCTGCGGCTGAAATGGTCGCAGAAGTCCAAGTGTAACTATCCCAGCTCAAGTATGCCGTGGTCCCAGACAACGAAGTTCCCAGATTGGTCAACGTCGCACCGCCAGCGGTGTATCCCGTGCCGGAAGATTCATTGGAAGACGAATAGACCGTGGTGCTGGAGTCCAGAGTCGCTGAGCTCGTATAGAGCGCGATCTTAAATACGTCACCTGAAGTGATCGTCGTTGAGCTGACCGTCTGCGAAGCAGAGACCGTATAGGTACCCGCACCGCCCGTACCAGAGCCCAGAGCCGTGATATAAGTGCCTGCGGTTACGCCCGTGCCGGAGATGAAAGAACCTACAGCGAGGACACCGTTAGTGACTGCTGAAACCGTCAGTGTCGTACCTGAGATAGCTCCCGTAACCACAGCACCGAAATCGTGAACGTGGTTGAGCAGTTCCTGCTTGAACGAGCCGGGCAAAGCCTGAGTGATAGCCATGATTAGACCTCTTCTGAAATTTCGATGTCAGGCTCAACGCGATCCGCTACCACTGACACACTGTTAAGGGTAAATTCGATTGGGTTTTCTTGCCCTTTCTCTTCTGGTTCCATTGTAACCTCTTATTTAACCGGGTACCGAGCTTCAGGTGCGCGGTATCCATCCGTCTTATCCTTGGCGTCGCCAAGGTTCTTTATCAGATCCATGCCTTCTTGGAACTTGCTCTGGTAGGTCTGAATCAGATCCGGTTCGCCCTTCATGTAGATATAGGCATTGACCAGCGACCCATACAACAGCACGTTCGGGAAGTTCGTGCCCACCCAGCTTGTACCCGCCACAGTGATCGACGGAGGATAGGCAAAATAATGCAGCTCTACGCCATAACAGGCGTCGGGCGTAGGCCCAAGAATAA